ATCGGCTGCCTTACAACCTGATGGGAGACCGACTAGGAAGCCTTTCAAAGATTGCATCATTCCCTCTGAATCGGCTTCTACCACTAGCAACGATATGATAACAGGCATCATTTTAGGACTATTAATCAATAAGGATGCCAAGTCAATATTATCCCTTTACCGGTATGGGGAAAGAAATAATTGGATAATGGGGGAACCGATAACGATGATAGCGAGGGTTTTACTCCGCCCCAATGGTATCATCCTGATGGCTCGCTCCTTGTACAAGCTATCTGACGGCGGTATCGATTACCTCATCCGACTCAGTCCTACGGTATATGGACCGGTACAAAGTGACTACGAGGGACACCTCATCTTATTGTCCCGCTACATCAGCAAGTTGGCTGGCGGTCCCCAATACGGTACCGAAGTAGCAGAAACGTTGATATCACTCCGAGATGAGGGGGACGCCCTCGCGCAAGCGATGGCTAAGAATTACTTTAAGTCGGCATCATTATTACTAAATGACTATAAGTCACCTTCCTATGTACGGGGACATGATAACTATCACCTCGTCCATTGGCTCCTGGCGGCTAACATTGTTCTCAATAATACTTGACACCTTTTATCTTTTCTGGTACGATGAGTACATCCCCCTTTGACTGGAGACGGACCAAGTGGACTTCGAACAGCTAAAGAATCATTTTGATGGCAGGTTTGACCGATTAGAGGACAAGCTTGATGTTCATGACGAAAAGCTGACTAACCACTTGGAACGTCTCAGTAAAGCGGAGGAAGCTATCCAATGGCTCCGCGGTCATGTAAAGATAGTAACTACTTTAGGGATATCCGTTGCGGGATTCTTATTAACAGCATTATGGAATTACGTCATAAAGAGGTAATAATGTTAAAGAAAATGAAGATGCCGAAGCCGAAACAAATCGCTCTTGACGAGATGGTTGGTGACGAGATGGCCGATGAAATGGCTGACGAAGAGATGGCTGACGAGATGGCCGGAGAAGAGATGGACGAGATGGAGGGAGAAGAGGAGAGCGAACTAGCCTCCCTCTCCGACGAAGAGCTCTTAGCCGAAGTCAAGAAACGCGGCCTCATGAGTCAGTTAGAAGAAGAGGAAGGGGAAGAAGCTGCCGAAGACGCTTACGTCTAACCACAGATAAACCCGCTACTGCTTATATACAGGGGCAACTATGAGTAGGATGTTATATACTACCGATGAATTGGTAACAGCCGTCCGTTCTCGTCTGGATGAGATGAATCGTGACTCGGTAGATACCAATCGTGACATCTTACCCGCCCTCAATCGTGCTTTAGAATATGCCGTCGACATCTATTCGAGACATTATCCGGACCCCTTCCTAGCTTACACCGTACTAGACTTGAACGGTTCCGACCAAGACTACGATATCCCTGGTAATGTGTATGAAGACAGGATTGTCCGTATCGAGATAAAGACCTCTCGTAACACTTACCGCGAAGTGACGAGAATCTTGTATCGAGATGTGGTCAATTATGAGACGGATGGCAGTACAGCTATCCCTTACTATTATACTATAGTGGGGAGAAAGATACACTTTGTTCCGTCCCCTAGCGGTACTTACGATGCCAGACTGTGGTATATCAAAGAGCCGGAGCCATTAGTATTACAACAGGGCAGGATAACGAGAGTTAATGTAGCAGGTAACTACGTTGTTGTTGATAGTGTAGGCAATGACCTCACTACGGAATCGGACCAACTCAATAATTACGTCAATATTATTAATGGACAAACTGGCGAAGTTCGGGGAACTTTACAAATTGCATCGATTGATGGCGGCCGTATCACATTCCGCTCTACTTTGAGTAGGAGTACCGTAGTCGGATTGCCAGTATCGGCATCATTAACCGGTATCGGTGCCGCAGATGATGACTACATTTGTGTAGCTGAAGGTACCTGTATCCCATATCTCGGTGCCCCGACTAGTAACTTCCTCATCCAATTTGCCGTAGCAGAGATATCGAGACAACTCGGACTTAATTCCATAGAAGAAGAGCAGATATTGGATAAGTTTGAAAAACAAGTACAAAAGACGTGGGCAGGGAGGGAGACTACCATTCGCGTTGCTAAACGAAGTCAAGCTTTCGGTGTCCCCATCCGACCCTGGTTTACTGTAACGAGAGGTAGATGATGGCCAGCGTGAAAGACTTAAAGGATAGGATGCCTTGCAACAAGCCAACTCGCGATGTCCAAGGCGGCAAAAAGTTTCGAGTCAAAGCTTGCAAGGACGGCAAAGAGAAGATAATTCGCTTCGGCGATGCCAATATGGAAATCAAGAAAGACAATCCAGAACGGAGGAAATCTTTCCGAGCTCGCCACAAGTGTGACCAAAAAAAGGATAAGATGACGGCAGGTTATTGGAGCTGTAAAAAGTGGTAGCCGGTTGTCAATGTAACAAGTGTGAGGAAAAAAAGATGCCACTAAAAAAAGGTTCATCAGATAAAACGGTTAGCAGAAATATCAGCAAATTGCGAGAAGAAGGCTACCCCCAAAAGCAAGCGGTAGCCATCTCTTTACAAAAAGCTGGGAAGTCGTATAAGGACAAGGGTAAAAAGAAATGAACGTGTTACTCAAAATTGCTACCATGCTAAGGGCGGGGCAGCTGTATGCTCACCATGCCCACAACAATGTCAAAGGTAGCACCTTCTTTACTGACCACGCTTTTTTTGGCGAGCTGTATCCCACCTATGAAACGGCATTTGATGGTTGCATCGAACGATACATGGGCACTTGTGATAAGCCGGCTGACACCATTGCTATCAGCAAGGAAGCTATCGACTTGATAGAAGATTTCCCCAAAGAGGGCGGAGAGGGGAATCGGGCATTTTATCAAGCATTACTCCGATTCGAGTCAACTCTCTGCTCAATGTGCGAGAAAGCGGTAACCTTGCCCATGTCGGAAGGTACCAAGCAAATGATAGGTACTTTGGCTGACGAATCAGAAATACGCCAATATAAAATGAAACAACGACTGAAACCATAACATGGTGATATATGCCGTATCAATATACTGTAGTTGACGAAAAAGCATTCCCTTACGGCATTGATGCCCGTTCTGCTGAAAACCAGATTCGAGAAGGATTCATTCGCGATTTAGTGAATGCCGATATTATTGAGGGTCGCATCAGGAAGAGGAAGGGTTTCTTCTCTTACGCGGGTAACGTTCCGGTAAGGGTAACCTCTCTCCGATATGAAAATCCCAACAAGATATACTTTACTTTAGACAGTAGCATAGATTTGAGTAGGGTATCTTCTACTCCGCTAATCGCCTATGGGAGGAGTAATCTTTCCGCTACTACTAATCCCTTTCCTAGTAGTGGCGGACTCCGATATTACCCCTCGTGGGAGACCTCATTACGAAAGGTATTCTTAGCCAATACTACGGGAAGTATCTCCTCTCTCCAAGTTGAACACAATATCTCGACCACTAATATGTTTGTCGGCCTCGCCCTCAGTACGGGAAGTGGTACCAATTTGAGTGGGGAACTGATATCGGCTACCGACATCGTAATCAATAATAGCACGTATGACGTTACTGTCGATTATACCAACGGTACCAATTCGGCTAAAAATGTCTTCCTCTATTACTTGGACCAGAGTCCGGTAGCCGGTTCCGTTTACGTTCAACCCGGTTCCTTGAGTAGTGGTAACAATACTTTTACCATTCCTGCTGCCACCCACAATTTGAGCAATTACCTCATTACACCGCAAGTATACGTTCGCCCCACGGGAGGGAATTGGGTACAAACTACTCCCGATTTATTTGAAATAGATACCAGCAACGGCGGAGTAGA